CTTTCATGGCCTTACAGCCTTCATGATTAAAGGCTTCTCCCTCGTAAGTACCCTTACGAGCGATTAATGGGTTTCCTACGGGAGTCCCATGGAACTGGTTAAACGTTGCTTCAAACGAACCAGTATCAACGATATGATTATCGTTGGTAATCGGCGGGATTCTAGCCTGCCGACAAGCCTTGGTCCAACGACCATAGGCAAAACGGGTTAAAATAACCCATCGAGGATGGAGAACGTAAGTCTCCTTCCTTAAACCACCATTCGATATTCTACGAATGGCGTACTCCCTGGCGAGACGCATGTCGCCAGTGACTAACCAGACGCAATCGTCTTCGATTCTGAGGTCATACGTAAGTATTAACTCATCATCGGAGACAGCGTCTCTTGGTATATCAGGGATGTGATCCCCTGATTTAACTGCTTCCTGGGCTTTCAGGAACCATTGGAAAAGCCTCTCAGCTTGGGCTTTCCGTTCCGGAAGAACAACGCGTTCTTTCGTTACGACTTTTCCACAAGAAAAGTCGACCCTCATGGAATGAGACCTTGAGAGATATTCCTCTGCTTCATCGCGGAGGTACCAGATTTCAGAGCGTAAGCCCTTAAATCTCCAGGCATTATGACACCAAGTGTCAATAAAACGCCGAAAGATCCCGTCTTCGACGAGATCATCTTCGAATGGTATACATTCGATATCAAATGGCTCGATGTCGGTTTCGACTTCGGCCACATGGGCCTCAACATTGATTGATGAGGCTATTTTCCCGATAATTTCTGATCGGGAAATCAGGTAGTCTTTAAGACGACCAAACACCCCGGGCATTACCTCGAGGTATTTAGGGATCTTGAGAACTGGTTCAAGACCCTTTGGCACCAGTGAATCTGGTACCTTGATTCTCCAATGTTCATCGGAGAAATGACGGGACATGTTTTGTGCAAAGTCCTGTAGTTTACTCGGTTTTAAACCCAGTAAATTGCAATCAGTCTCAGTGACTGCTTGCTCAATAACCCAGTTGATCCGGGTTAGATAAACACCTCTACGGTGTGTATGGACCCAACGAATAAAATTCCTTGGGTTCTCGAAGGGAAAGGGTTTACCTTCACCTGATATTTCCTTAGGGAAATATACAAAGCCCTTATAATTAGTAAGGTCTAAACTGACATCTTGTAAAATAGATGCCACGTCAAACAGGATACGATGTGTACCCTGTTGCAGGTAAGACGCATCGCGTCCTAACTGAGTTATCCTCCCCGTGGGAGTATATGAAAAATCATCACGATTTTTCCTGACGTTTATAAGTAGACGTCCTTTTACCACATCAGCATATGGTATCCGACTGCGATCCTTCGCAGCCAAAGCCGAGGAAACTGTATTTTTCCTCGAGCGCGGAAGGAATATACACTCCTCCGTGAAATATAGTACGCGAGTACTAATAAACGTATCTTCAAGTGAGATACGCATGCCGAAGTCGACCAACGACGACAGCAAACATGACCTCCCGTAATTACGGGGATCATTCGGGTCAGAGTTTGGATCCGCACGCGAATCCAAGATAGACCTATCCTTGGCAACGGCACCATAGTCGTCACCAACAACAACCCCGTATAACATACGAGTTTGTAAACGACAGCGATAAATTGCTGCCAGACCAACCGCTGTTAAAAGCGTTTTGGTAACGGGGTCGCCCATAAAGCAACCACGTGATGTCGAGGGACAAACAAGTTTCCCCTCGTAATAGATTCTCCTACTATGTAAGAGGACTTCTATGACCTTACGGCCATACCAGGCTGGTACTTCTAACCAGTCATTAAAGGTCTCGAGCAAATCTCGAGCCACGCTCCACGAGAAATAATCTGTGGAAGTTTCTAGGTCTGTTGAAAGACCATAGTTTGGTTGGCCATCAAATAGCCAATCCTGGTCAAGCGCCTCGGCGAATAACCATCCATGGCGTGATTTACTCACACCAGATTCACTCTCGGCCACGGC